GGAAAATGTGTTGTGCATCAGCCATGGCCATTTTAGTTTCTTGGCGTTTTTTGTAAATGTGCGTTGCAGCATTTAATCCAAGCTTTAGGGCACTAAACCACATAACTAGTCCTTTAGTTTTTTTGGCTTTTGAGTTTTAAAAAGAGTTCCATCTTTTCTTAAAGCTCTTTTTTGGGTAGCTAACATATCTCTATATCGTTGAGTACGACCAATTCTTGCGTATGTGTCAACGTCTTTGGGTCCTATTCCTTTGCCTCTTTTTTCAACTCTCTTGTTTAATTGATCAACAGCTTTCGGACCAGGAAACTTTTTAGATTTTTTAAAAAGTTTTTTAGCAATTGCACCCATTCCTTTGGTAATTAAAGTCATAATTTTGTTATCCTTATAATTAATATAGTTTAGCTTGTCTTTTTTTCTCTGCAAGCATTCCTTTTTGGCCTTTGACCTCAAAAGATTGTGTTTCTTGTGGGTTAGTCACTTCAATTTCTACACCACCAGTTTTAAAACCATCTTTGTTAAGAAATTTATCGTGATTAACTTCTACTTTGCTAGCGTTTTTCACTTTTTTCATTTTTTTCTCCGTTTTTTATTTATACCAGCCTCAGAAAGAGCAATTGCAATCGCTTGTTTACGATTTTTTACTTTTTTCTTCGAACTACCAATATTGAGAGTACCTTTTTTGTACTCTCGCATTACCTTCTTAACCTTTTTTTCACCTTTTGTCATCTGTTTTGGCATTTTGCTTCTATTAATCATCAGTTTGTATGACTGCTTTGTTAACTCCTGCCTTTGCAAGTGATACTCCAGCCCTTAATTGAGCTAAATCTTCGTTTTGTTCAAGTTTTTCTTCTTGATTTTCTTGGTTCATCATTGCTTTCATCTTGTCAAGGTTTAATCTTTGCTCTCCTTCGTTCTTTTTACGCTCATTTTCCATAGCACGAAGGTCAACTTCTCTTGATTTTAATTTAAGTAATGGATCACCATCCATTTGTGATGTAATTTTGTTTTCTTCTTTAGCAAATTCTTGTGTCATCTCTGCAACAAGCACTGCTTTTCTACCTTCTATCTTTTCAGTAATCATTTTTAGTTGTTGTTGAGCCATTGGATCTTGTGCTGCCATTTGTTGTAGTTGTTGTAACTGCATAAATTCTTCTTTGAACTCTAATTGTATTTGTTCTTGTGCCATAATAGATATGTGTTCAAGGATATTTTTTTGTACAGCACCCATAACCATTGGTGCATTCTTAACCATGTTTAGTTGCATAAAGTTTAAGTGTGCTTCTATGTGTGCTCTATGATCTTGACCAGGAAAAGCTTGAAAAGGTTTCATACCTAAAGCTTGAATATGTTCCATACTTGGATCCATCGGCATAGGTTGTTGAGGCGCTGGTAATATTGCATTTATATTTTTAACACCAACAGCTTCATACATAGATCTGTATGCTTGATATAAATTATGTATTTGTGGATTAGATGTAGCTAATTGTAATTGTGTTTGTGCTAAACTAATTCTTTGTGATTGTGAAAAGATGTTTGGATCTGCGATTGGTATTATATCTACTCTATCATCAAAGTCTGATAGTTTTACATTTCTTTGTCCACCTACAACATCATATGGATAAGTTGGTGGTAAATATGTTTTAAATACATCTGCTAATAATTTAAACTCTTGTTTTAATCCAACATATAATCTTTTGTGAATACCAGACATAACTCTAGACCCACGTTCTAATATTGCAATTGTGGTTCCAACTGCTGCTTGTTGATTCATATCACCAACTTGTGCATCAGCAATAGATGCAAATCTTTGACCTGCATTTACAACTATACCTAATAATGACAATAGAACAGGTGATGGTTCTTTGAATGGTAGATTCATAAATGAATCTCTAATATTACCACCAGGTGCATCTACATCTCTAAACTCACCAGGTTGTAATGGTTGTGCATCATCTCTAATTCTAATACCTCTAGTTTTAAAACCAGCAGGTAAATTAGATAATGTACCTGCATCTAGTAATTGTCTTAATGCAGATGTTGCAGTTCTTGTTAATCCACCAATCATGTGTATTAAACCAAAACCATAAAATCCTAAACCAGGTAAAAATTTAAAATGTACAAAAAAATTCTTTTTAGTTTTCTTGGGATCAGTTGCTTCATAGTTTCTTCTGATAGATAAAACTTGTCTTGATCCTTCTTCTACAGTTACAACGTATGGAAGTTTGATACCTGTTGGTTCACCTCCCATCATATCTTCAAAACCTTCTAAATCTAAATTAACATGACACTCTAACAAAGTATAAATGTCATCTTGTTTATTTTGTCTAATACCTTCTATCTCTTGTTCTTTTTTTGCAATCTCATCGGTGGACATTGCAGGTTGAGCAAGATCTATATCTTTGTAAAAACCACCTACTTGTTGTTTTCGTAAATCATTCTCTGACATTTTAATTACATGAACAACTGCTTCTGCATCATCTAAACTTGTAGCTGAGTAGGGTACTACCAAATCGTCGGCAGGTATGAATTTAGAAACCGCCCTACCCAATAGATCGTCATAGTAGACTTTCTTAAAAGTTGACCCGCTAAGAGGGAGATAGAATAGCATCTGATCAAACTCTGGTTCGTATTCTTTCATCTGGTCCATGATTTGGTAATTCATAAAATCTTTTACTCTGTTTGCTTGATCTTGTTTTGCAGGTGTTTGTAAACCTAATATCTGAGTTCTTACAGGACCATCTGCTGGTAATAATTCTTTATAAGCTTGTGCTTGAAACTGTGTTGCTGCTTCTGCTAGAACAGGGTGATTAACACCACTTGCACCTTTGAAAGGTTCTGTTCTTCTTTCGTATTTAAATCCTAAAAGATCTAAACCATTTCTGTATGTATCTTCCCAATCTTTTCGAGAAGATCTATAATCCATATAATCATTTACTAATTTAGAACCAAGAGGATCTAAAACATCATCATCTAATAATTCTGCTAAGTTTTGAAAATGAGATTGTGATTCTACTTGTTGTGGTTGTGGATCAAAAGATATTTCTGCTCCACCATCTTCTGTTTGAATTATTTCTGGCTCACCTTCTTTTGGTGTAGCTTGATCTTCTATTGATGCTTCAGCATCATTTACATCTTCTAATTTAATATCTTCTGGTTGGTTAGGTAATGATTTATCTATTTCTGCCATTTGACTATCCTATTTTCTTTTAAATAAACTTTCAACTCCCGATGACATAGGACCCCTCTCTGGCGGTATTGTATCAGTTAAATCAGTTTTTACAACCCCACCGTTCTTGAAAAACAGGCTCATTATACCTGGTAGTTCTTCAAGCATCATATATAAACCTTGATATAAAGCCGAGTCTCTTTTGGCTTTATCTAATTTCATTTCTGGTTTTGATTTTACAGATCCACCTTTATCATAGTCTGTTCTTCCTCTGCCTGTTCTATTACTTACGGGACCACCAGTTGTTGCACCAATACCAAATCCTCCTCCAAAATCATAAGATTGTTGGCCATCACTACCTCGTCCATAATCAATTGCTCCATATCTTTCTCTTCTTGCTTTCTCTGCTGCTGCTGCCGCTTTTGCTTTTGCGGCTGCCTCAGCTGCTTTTTTAGCTGCCAACGCATCTTTAGCCGCTTGTAATGCTTTGTCTGTAACTTTTTGTCTAGCTTTATTTACGAATATATTTTTCATAACATCCAAGACTCCCGCTCCTTTGGCAACTTTTCCAACACCAAGAATCGCTGACACTGGATCGAGAAAAGCGGTCTGTCCTTCTATATCTGAAAATCTATCAAACAAAGGTCCAGAAGCTCCAACCATTCTTTCATAAGCACTTGATAAGGGATTTTCTGCTTTATAGGCGTCTATAAAACCAGATACACCTGAACCTGGTTTCATTCTTTGTGTAGCTTGAATTGCATCGTATGGAATACTCATAATTCCTGCTGTGGCTGGGGCTAATACATCTTTTATAATACCACCAGGTAAGTTATCTACCAGATCTTTTGTAGCCCTAATGTTATAATCTTTTTGTGTAGGTGAAGTTGCTATTATATTTTGTAGATCACCTTCTGGAAAAAGTTTTTCTGATATTGCCATATTAATTTTTTGTTTTACCTTTAGATTTTAAATATTCTTTAGCTTCTAATTTTTTTTGTTTATTATATTTTTCTAATTGTTTAACAGCTCTGCTGGCTTGATCTGTATTTGATTTATTAAACCTTTTAGATTTAACAAAATTTTTCATAGCTGTTTCTAAAGCTTCACCTTTTCTAATTTTAAATTCTTGTCT